CCGTCTCAAGTACAACAACGCCATTTTCAAACGCCTCTGTCACACGCTGCATAAATCCGTCACATGTCGCCTTAACATCAAACGACATTGCCCCGCTCTCTGTATACAACACAATCTCGCACATGTTATTCACGCCGTATTATCCTTTCAACAATATTCCCATCCTTGTCAAACGCAAGCTCTTTACTTGTAGGTAATTCTCCTTCATGCTCTATTCCATGGCACGTTCTGCATAACAATTCCAGATTGTCTTCTGCCAGTGTTATTGTTGGATCATTAATATTTTTGGGCGTAAGATATATCTTGTGATGCACAATTTCGCCCGGCTCTCCGCATCGCACACACAGTCCCATGTCCCGCTTGTATATGTACGTTCGTATCTCTCGCCAAGCCTTGCTTTTGTAAAACTCTTTTGCAAACTCTCTCACGGCATATCGATACCCTCCTCTTTTTCCCAACGCAAAAAGAGAGCAGATCGCTCCGCTCTCTTTACGCAAATATTTATGATATTACTATAACCCTGTAAAAGCTATGGTGCAATGTAACGTTTTTTACATTTGCCCTGCTGCGCCGTAGGATAATATTGCATAATCTGATATCGCCCGGTTACGGATGTTGTATACCGTTTTGGCAGACTCCACAAATATCTGCCGCGCAATGTCCTCCCCTGTCATTCCGTCTATGTAAAACAGTTCCAATACCATTTTTTGTTCATTCGGCAACTGGTCTAGGATGTATTCTATTTCCGCAATTTTTTTCTCCGTGCTATCTATCGCCCTTTCAATTTCCTGCATTTCCAGTATTTCATTCAACGTATCGTTCACATATGCGGAATTGACATAAGGCTTTGTATAATCCACGCCCACCGGTTCCGACGGAGCTCCGCTCTCTGCGATTCGTTCTTTTTTTCGTTTTAAAATTTCAATTGATTTTTTGAGTTTTGGCAAAGATCGAAGTTCATCCTCTGCTGCCTTAAAATAATTAATCCACATAGTTATCCTCCCATTTTTAAGTAATCGCCTATAACCTCTATTGCGCTGTCAAATCCCCTGCATACTGCAACAGCATATCCTTTATCCGCCAGCGCATTAATCCATTTATCCTGCTCCGGCGTTGTTTTATTTTTGCCAGCTTTTAACTCCATAAACAGCCCGTGATAGATGCCGCGCGGAACGGGCAGACAAATATCTGGCACGCCAGCCTTTACACCTTGCCGTTTTAAATTTGCAGCCTCCATCGGATGGCGTGACCCACCGTTCGGCACATGAAACATCATATCCAACTCTGGCCACTTATGTCTGTTTAATAATGCCCACTCAAACACCCGCTCTTGTGCGACTGCTTCCGGATGCTGTCTTTTGTACCCCATATTTAATTCCTCCTCGCTCTTGTTTTTTTGAATAAGACCACCGATACATACCAATGGCCGTTATACTCGTTATACTTGGCTCTGCAATCTATAAACTCATAGCTTTTATATCTCCTCTCCCAATAATCCTTATCATCCACTCTCTCCTTTGCCAGCTTTTCCACGCCTTTTTTTGTGATCCTGCCGTCTATCGGCTCTGAAACGATTGGCTTTTTTAAATTTTTGGATCCGCTGAATCGTTTTCTGCCCTTTGGATCCTTTGCGATATACTTTGCCGCCGCCTCTGGTCCAAATCTGTCCGGCCGGAAGCGATCCGCATTTACCCGCATTCCTTTTTTCCACATTTTTTCTGCTACGTCTCTATCCATGCCTGACATAAAGAGGTGGAAATGAAAATTCTTTTCTCCTTTTCTCGGCCCCGTTTGATATACCTGCTCTTCTATGACATAGATATATCGCAATTCTGGTAATCCGTGGTTTCTTCGGTATGTTTTTATCCTCCGCAGATAATTAACCATATCTCTCCTGGCATCCTCCATTGTTTTTGGCGCAAATCTCGGCCCGTATGTAATATGCTCAAATATATCCTCATCCGTAAAATTTGCATTGATCAGTCTTGTTAATTTTTTTTGCGCTTGTTTTTGATTATATAGCTCCTGCTCTTTGGATGACCGCTTTGTCTTTGCTGCTCTCTCCGGCATCCTCCTACCGTCTCCATATACCGGATAAAACTCTACCTCCAGCAATCTGCCAGACTTTATATTTTTTTGTCGGATCATATTTGTCACCACCGTCAACGTCGATAAGATACTATACAATACAAGACCACAAGCCCATCCTCGGGCAATTTCCGTTTTTTATAGCCTGTCTAGATAACCAGACAGGCTCGAATCAAAATATATCCTTTAAATCTTTTATGGTTTGCTTTATCAGCGGAACCAAGACCGGGAGAAACAAAATAAACATCTCTCCGCCAACCGCATGGTAGCCCCTCTCCCGGAACGCCATAGCTTGTCCCAATTTAAACAATAAAATAGCTGCTATTATATATAGAAGAAACTTGATCGCTCGAAGCACTTTTTGTTTTACCGAACTCCGGTTTATATGTAGTGAATAGCCTCTCCCGGCCACGCGAATGTAATCATTTTTAACACATCTCACATTAAACCGTTCTTTTTTATATATTGTCTTATATAGCCTCATTTTGATTTAGACTCCTTTTTTATTTTATTGCCATTGCGGTCAATTCCTCTGGCCCTCATGCAGTGTGTCCAGCAACATTGAAATTTGCCGTTATGCCTATACCGCCACATAGATGTATCAGACATATATATCAGTTTGCCGCATACGCTACACTTACGCTCGTACAATATATCCATTGCTATACTGCGCCTCCGTCGTATGTACATCCATCCTAACCACCATATCAATCACACGCTTGTCCACGCACTTAGCCGCGCAGAGACACAGCGTGATAAACAGCGCCAATGTTATAACCGTTGCCCTTGTATCACGTGTCACGGGTATACCACCCCACTAACTCCGGGTTGTCCCATATGTTGCCGACTAAATCCATGTAACGCATTGACTCAATGCATATAATCACACCATCGTACGATAGCGCAAATCTGCCGTCGTCCCAAATCAGTACGCAGTACTCCTCAGATCGGTCGTCCCAAAATATATCGCCCTCGTAATACCACTTACCATCAACCTCTACACCTTGACCTACTGTGTCTGGGTAAACGGCATACTGATAGCCGCCGCTGATTATATGCATTTGCAGCTTGTACCCCGCCGTGCCGTCCCCAGATACGCTATCTAACCTGTAACCATATCTTGGCAATCCCTCGACCCACTCGCGGCTATCATTGTGCCTACCTCTAAGCCGTATCTCTCTCATATCACTTTACCTCCATGCCGATAATTGCGCATATAAACGCCAAATTACACGCGCAATGTTTATAGTGCTCAATGCCGCTCTCGCTATCCACAGACGCAGGATTATCTACAAAAGCCAGCCAGTGTCGATAAAAAGCGTCTATGTACCTATGCAGTTCTACGTTCTTCCAATTGTCCTGATCGCCATATTTTTTTATTCCGTATTCCCGTACCTCTGCAATATCTTTAATTATCTGCGTAGGTACAAGAGATGGTCTAATTTTGCCTATATCATACTTTGATTCATTCATTGTTTTGATCCTCCTTGCCACCGTTATAAATTACCAACATTGACGGAAATGGTGCTGGATTGTACGCGATTCCATCCTCATCTGTAAATCTAATCCTCCCTCGTATAAATCGCACTTCTGCTTTGTTATAAATAAACTCATGGAAATACGTGGTGTCTGTCCGAGCCGGAATTAGAAGCACAATCCGCCTTCCTGTCTTAGCCTCTTCATAGGCTTTCTGCACCCATTTTCCTATTTCTCTCCCATACGGAGGATTGCAAAACACCGCACCATCTCCGGCAACCGCCCAGGAGGATTTAAGTCTGTCCGTTTCCGGCGTAAAATACTGTTTGCATTTTGCCGTCTTTTCCGTGGCCGCCGCGTCCAAATCAAAAGAAAACTCTTCGTTTAATTTGTCAAAAAAATCTTGTGGTGTACACCAACACATGTTTTTAGATGATAACAACGCCTTATTCATGCTCACCCCCCAGCAGATCGTCCAAATCAAATAGAGATTCCTTCCATGGGATATCTGTGGGCAATACGCCTCTTTTTATGCAAAACTCACAGCTTACTCCGCTACGAGTTGCCCATGCACCGTATTCCGGATCCATCCTTGGCTCAATTGCAAATAAACGCCATTCTCCATCGTCATCCATTGCTATATAATTTGCTTCTCCCAGCGCCCGCCGCAGCGTCCGCAGTGTCTCTAGCTGCTTATCCGTAAACTTGCTGCACAGTCCGTACTTGCGCTCACACCACTGTGCAAACTCTTCTAGTGCAGCAGGGATTTCGTCCGACCAATTGCATTGTGCTATATTATTGTCGCATTCTTTTTCTGTCCCGCGTAAATATATTATTTTCCTGATTGTGCTAATTTCTTTATACCATATACTTTTTATTTTCCATCCATTGCTACATGCGTAGATTTCCATTTCGCCCCTTAATTCTTCCGGCATTTTTAAAATTTGGAATACTGCCATGCCGTTCCATTTTTCCAATCGATATTCAAATCCCATCAATCCTCGCCTCCCTCGTGTTTTTTATCACGCGCTAACGGTATGTATAAAATCCTTTCTTCTGCGTCAAACTTGGCTTCATAGCGGATTGCGTGGTCAAATTGTGTCCCGGTTAGTGATGATAAATATTTAACGAAATTCTTGCATCCAATTCTTACCATCCCATATTTCATTTTGCTATAAAACTTATATGATTTTACATTTTCACTTCCGTCATATTCCTTCAGCCCAATTATCATATTTTTTTCATCAAATCCAATAACGATTTTTTCTGGACTTCCGATCAACGCGACTGCTTGTTTGTTGATCAAGATGCCAGTATCTCTGATTGATATATATGGTGTTGTTTCATTTGCAATATTCCAGTTAAATTCCATGTTGTTTTCTCCTTAAAATGGTATACCCTCATCATCTAGGGGATAAAAACCGTCATTATATCCTGCCTCGCTGGTAGCATACGGTCCTCTGTCATCCGGCTGCTTTTTGCCCTCGCAAAAATACACGTCGTTCGCCAAAACCTCTGTTATATAATGCTTTTTGCCGCTATCGTCCTCCCAGCTACGGGTTTGGATTGATCCCGATAACGCAATCCTCTGACCTTTGGTAAAATACTTCGCTACAAACTCCGCGGTCTGCCTCCATGCAATTACAGGAATAAAATCCGCCGTAGGCTGACCTTCCGACTTGAACCTTCTGTCCACAGCCACTGTAAAACTACATACAGAAATATTGGACGCCGTATAGCGAAGCTCCGGGTCTTTTGTCAATCTGCCCATTAACACTGCCTTATTCATGATTGTAGCTTTCCTCTCTTTTTATCATCCGAACTGGTACTATCAGTACCGATCTCCTATTTTTATCCAACAACTCCGCATGTGCTGTTATCCTGCTATTTTCCTTGCGGTATATAATTGCATTTATTTTTAAATATGCGATATCGTTATATGTAACCGGTACGCCATCCTCAAAGGCTCTTATCGTCTCCTGTGGTGTCATGGCTTACATTGCTACAGCGCTTGACTCAGCACGCTCTACTTTAATCTCGCCTTTACTGGTCATTGATACTTTGGCTTTTTCGTTGCCTGTTAATTGTACTTGGCCCGATCTAATCCAGCCATTTGACACTAATATAACTATTTGATCAATTAGACTAAGTATGTGCTCATCCTCCAGCGTCGCAAATCCATATAGTCCCGCCTTCTCCACAAACAGTTCATTTACTTTTTTTCTTGCAGTTTCTATCCGAGATTGCACTGCTCTGTAATGTATGGCTTCGCTGCAATCGCATTTTCTCGTTACCGCTTCATCCACTTCGTCCTGCGTTACATCTGGCGCCAATTGATCCATTGCCTGTATCTGGCCACAAAATCTACACGAGCCGTAATAAATATCATTCATTGTGATTTCTCCTTTACTTAATTCCATTTAGCACATCCAGTGCCATCTTTGTAAAACTACTGCCTGTAATATCAACTATTTTTCTCTGCTTTCCGGAACGGAATATAATGCAGTGCTCCTCTCCCTCTTCTGTTATCCCGTATTCCATTCCCGTTACTGATAAATCACATTCTGTAATTAATGGCCCTAAATGCTCTTTTAAAAAGATACAGTTTTCTCTTTGTCTAGCGGTCAGTCGTTTTTCCTCTCCTCTTTCGCGTTCGCCGCAATCGCCGCAAACTTTCTTTTCTTCCGGTATTTCTTCCCCGCATACGACGCAGTATGTTGTTTTTTCATTTTTAAATATTTCTTTTTTCGCATTGTCTATAGCGCAAACCATGGATATTCCGGTAAAGACTAATCCTTCTTTTCTAATTCCTCTCCGCCTGTTTTCCTCCATATTTTTTGCGAGGATTACATTTGCTACATTGTCAAATTCTTTTTCCGTTATCATTGTGGTGTCCCTCCCATATTTACTGCGCAAAAAAGCTCTTTTACTTTGTCCAAATCAATCAAGTACTTTGTCCCCACCCTTACTTCTGGCAGAGTGCCATCCTTTACCATCCGCCTAAGAGTCCATTCTGTAATTCCGCAGTCCGGGTCCTCTTCTTTTAATGTTTTTGCCGCCTCAGGGATTGTCCGTATTCTCATTTTTGGCCCTCCTTTTTCGGTTGCTCTGCGCAACTTTTTATTTAAAAAAATTTTTTCCAAAGTCCTCGTCGCTTATTCCAAGTTCTTTTGCAATAAGCTCGCCCTCACTTAATGTTATTATTCTTTTTCCGTTAATTTTTTGGTTCATTGTAGATGCTTTTATTCCTATTTTTTTTGCCATTTGCGCTTGTGTTATCTTTTTTTCTTTCATCATTTTTTTAAGTCTTTCCAAATTTACCAACCCAATCACTCCCTTCTTTTGTTGCTCTGCGCAACTTTCATGTATGTATGATACTCCCACATTATTTTTTTGTCAATCCCGCTACGCAACTTTTTTATATTTTTTTCAAAAAAAGTTGCACAGAGCAATATTTTGTACTATAATTATGTTTACAGGAGGTTTTAATTTATGGACAGTTTTTCTATCGGTAAAAAAATAAGGGATTCTCGTCTCCATGCCCATATGACGCTTGACGAGGTTGCTAAACGCGCTGGTGTCCATAAATCTACCGTCCAACGATACGAAAAAGGAAAATTCAAAGATATTAAGCTCCCCGTTATACAAGCTATTTCAAACGCCATTAATGTCAATCCTTCATGGGTTATTGGTAAATCCCAAAACAAAGAGCCGAATTACGATCCTTCTTCTAAGTTTGATTCGGAAGATTGTAGTTTGGATACAGTATCCGATCTCCCTGACATAATCGTCTACAAGGGGAAAAAAATCGAACTCAACAGTCTTACGGATGATCAAAAGGACGATGTAATTAAATACATAGAATTTATCATAAGCAAAAATAACTAATTAAAGGAGCTGTTGTCGTGAAAAAATTAAAAGCTTGGCAAGTTGTATTGATGGTTATTTTTTATCCAGTCGGTATTACCTATTTAATATATCGACTATGCAAAAAGCAAAAATCACAGTCAGTCAAACATTCTGTTGGTCAATCCGGCGTCAATTATGACTTTGATGTTGTTTTTGTCAACAAAGGCAGTAAGGTCTATCACTGTGATCAGATGTGTGCGGACAGCCGTTCTTACAATTCCGAGGAAATGAAAGAAAAGGCTGCCGTAAAAAAAGGGCTCCGTCCTTGCCATAAATGTTATGGACAAGGTTACAAATATCAATAAATAAAAGCCGCTCGGCGCTACCAACACCATTTTTGAGCGGCTACCACAAAACCAACACAGACAATGATGGATTTATGTGATTGTATTATATCACGAATCCTTCTTTTGTCGCAACCATAAGGAGGATTTTTTATGGCAAGAATTGACAAAAGGCCCCGCAAAGACGGTACATTGACTTACCGTATAAAGGTCTATAGAGGCAGAGATCCCGAAACCGGCAAGCAACTCACTCCATACACAATGACATGGGAATCTCCAACAACTTGGAGTGAAAAAAAGGCAGACAAAGAAGCGGAAAAGCAAGCTGCCTTGTTTGAGGATAAATGCAAAAACAATCAAATATCTACAAGCAAAAAAACTTTTTTTGTATACGCCGAATACGTCATCGATCTCAAGGAGTCCCAAAAAATCATTAAGCACAATACCGTCGTGGAATATCGGAGAATGAATAAAAATTTAAAAAACATGATCGGATATAGTAAGATACCGGAAATAACAACCGATGTCCTTAATGCGCTCTATGTTAAATTATCAAAAACTAATTTTAATAAGTCCGACAAGCCATTATCTCCTAAATCCGTACTTGAGTATCACAGATTTGTGTCGTCTGTGTTAACCTATGCTGTTTACGAAAAAATCATACCTTTTAACCCAGCTGGCACCGCCAAAACTCCCAAGCAACGAAAAAAAGAAGTTAACTATTTTGATGCGGACGTCGCTTTAAAAATCTTAAAATGTGTCAAAAATGAGCCAATAAAATGGCAGCTTGCAGTCAACCTTTTATTTGATACTGCCGGCCGTAGAGGTGAGGTTTTGGGGCTAAAATGGGATAAGATTAACTGGTCAGAATCTACATATAAAATAAAGGAACAAGTTTTATATAATAAGGATACCGGTGTTAGGGTTGACGCTACAAAAGAGGATGACGTCCGCGTTGGAACGCTCTCCGCCGAAACAATTCGTCTGCTAAAAAAATATAAATCTAATCAATCCGAGGAACAACTAAGACTTGGCGATAGGTGGGAAGGTACCGGCCATATTTTTACGCAATGGAACGGCCGTCCTATGCACCCTGACTCTCTTAATACATATCTATCTAGATTTTCGGAAAAATATGGTTTGCCGCATTTAAATCCACACGCATTCCGCCACACATCTGCCACATTAATGTTTTCCAGTGGTGTTGATGTAATTACAACATCAAAAAAACTAGGACACGCTAAACCATCTACAACGATGGATATGTATGGTCACACTCTCCGCGACGCCGAAAAACAGGCCTCCGCTGTACTGTACAATGCGCTCAAAAAAAATAGTTGACCATTTGTTGACCATTTGCAAAAACGTAATTAATATAAGACAAATAAAAAAATCCCCGAAACGCTGATGTTTCGGGGATTTTTGGATGGTGGGCCATCAGGGACTCGAACCCCGGACCGACCGGTTATGAGTTGTGACGCCTCCTTTTTTTATCTTTGTGTATTATATATTATCTTGTGCTATGCCGCTGTTTTTTAGATTTTATGTTTTGCTTATATTTGCTATGTTTTGTCGCAATTTGCCAACTTTTTTATGATTGAGTTGACCATTTGTTGACCATTTTTGTTGTAAATAAGTAACCGTTGTGCCTTAATAAAAACAAAATCCGGGGCATCTCTACAGCAAACAATCTGGTAGTTATTGCTTACTGCAAATATAACGTAACGCTCAATTTCTCCATCCATACATAAATTCTCCTTGTTCTTGTTGTCTGTGTTGTTAGCGGCAGCCTATAATTTTCATATTAATATTATACAAGCATTTGTTTGTAAAATCAAATATTTTTTCGCACTTTTGTTCATTATATTTTGGTCTGTATCGGTATATCCTCTGCGCTCCTGTTGTTTTAGTTTTTTTCATTTATAACTCCTTTCCGGGCATAAAAAAAGGAAAAGACTTGTAGCATAAAAATCCAAGCGTAGCAAATAATAAATTTGCTGCGCATTAGACTTGTCGCGTAAGTCTTTTCCAGCTCGCCGCCCGTGGTGTCCCCACACCCGGGCGGCTACCAAATATTTAGTTCTACATTTATTAGTATTTTAGGTGGATAAATCTTACAGAAAATTTGAAAAATTTTACTGGAAAATCCGACCAGTATATTTATTGCATGTAAACATGGAGAAAATATATTTATGGACGATAAAAAAGAAAAAGCGGAAAAGATACCGCACGATGCATATATGATAAGGCCATTGAGGATTTGGCGGAATTGCCGCCGGATGAAGAACTGGAAAAGCGGCACGAGTTTTCACCTGAGTTTGAGCAGGCCATGGAGGATATGATGGATAAATATTTTCCGCAAAAACCAGATGATGATTAATTATACCTATATATAATACGCACGCTGGGATTCCCCTGCGCGCTTTTATTTACTTTTGTTTATTATTTTGTTCATTATTTATTCATCAAAAGTGTTGACATTACTACGATATCGTAGTATAATCAAATTGTTGAAAGGGACAAAACATAAAAAAGGAGCTGACAAATATGGCAATGGCAAACGCAAGGTGTAAGTGTTCAAAATGTGGTACATATTTTACTGTAAGCAAAAAATGTCACAGCAGAGAAGAGGCTGACAATTTTGAGTCTTGGGCGGAGAGTTGTGTTGATATGTGCCAAGACTGCAAACGATCAGAAAAGCAGGATCGGGACAAGGCTGTATTTTCAGAGCTTTCCGCTACATATGTCTTCCCAGAAATTGATGGGGTTAGTGAAAAACAAATAAATTATGCTGATAATTTAAGGCAAAGATATGTAGCAAATAATCAAAAGTATATAGATAAGGCAAACAAAGTTATTGCAAGATTAGGGTATGACATCCCAAAAGCTGATTTGGACGCTGCATTTTTGTATCAAGCATATGTCTGCTTGACGGAAAAAAACGCTCACAAAATTATCGACACATTAAAATGGTAAGATTTTGTATTGTTATTATTTAATAAAAAAGCAGAAAGGATTGATTAAAATGGCAACCAAAAAAGAGGAAACGTTTTTTAAGTTTAAAAAGGACATGTTGGATATATATAAAAAAACAAATATAATGAGGCGAGAATTAAGCGATGCCAACGGATGCCTAAAAGATGAATATTGCGAAATATTTAAAATGATGTATGAATTTAAGGTCCAGCTTACAGAAAAATTGTGGAGAATGGAATGTGCGTACAAATATCCAAAGGAGGATAAGCAGTGATGGAATATAACCAAAACGAAACTATACTTTGTGTTATGGACATCGTGGAATTTGAACACGAAGGCGAACGGCTAATCGGCCAAATCGAAGAAATATTACCAGATACCGGAGACAAAACAATAGCAAAAATATGCAACACCCCCGGCAGATATTATTTTGTCTCCGCCGATAAAATAACAAGAGAGATATCAAAGCATGACATAGAGGATTTTAAGTCCACCATTGACGGCAAAAGCCTGTATCCAGAGCCGGAAAATCCGGAGGAAAATAAATTTGTATACAGTGATTATGGTAATCTTGTGCCATTGTCATATTATGCAAAAATGCATAAGGTATCCCCCGATACTGTCCGGCAAAAAATATTACGCGGAAAACTAAATGCTGTAAGGATAGGACGCAACTGGTGCATCGACAAGGACGAGCCGTATGTTGACACCCGTATACGGTCCGGTAAATATAAAAAACAACCGGACGCAGAAAGAGGGTACTCCGAGCATTACCCAATGTTCTGCGAGTTGATCGCCAGCAACGGGTACAGGATTTTAACCACAGAAAAATTATCGCAGTATATAGCGATAACGGAAATAAAGGAGTTTCCGTCAAAATTGGTGCAAGTTACATATTTAGACAGTGATGGTCAGATAGTCGCAGAAGGTACAGGGTCCCGCGAATGGTTTCCGCGCATTGGGTATGTCGATGAGTCTGAATATAAAAAAGAAAAGGCGGATTGACATCCGCTTTTTTCTTTTTAAAACCTACTAATAACATATAATTTAAATCCGCGTCCTTGTCTGGGGCGACTATTATGTACTTAATTATATTCATTTCTGCAAATATTTCAATATTTAAAGTAATTCCGCAAAAATAATTTTATTTTTCTCAAAAAACCATTGGCAAGTACACACTTAGTGTGTATAATAATAAATGTAAGGAGGACGCGGACAATGAAGACAAAAGATTTAATTAAGCTTCTCGAAAAAAATGGATGGCATTTTAAAAGAAATGGAGGCAATCACGATGTTTACACAAACGGAACTGATACGGAAATAATACCGCGTCACAGGGAAGTAAAAGAGAACTTAGCAAAGGCAATAATAAAGAGAAGAGGGCTAAAATAGCCCTCTCCACAAATTAAATATACGGAGGTAATCTTATGAAAAATTCTTATCCTATTATTTTAACTCCCGATAAAATCGGATATGTGGTATATATACCTGATTTTGATATAAATACCGAGGGAGATACATTAACGGAATCAATAGAAATGGCAAGAGACGCAATTGGTCTAATTGGCATCGACTTTGAGGACGATAAAAAACCATTGCCCGCTCCATCTAAAATCTCAGAAATTGTAAAAGAAAACGGAAATGACATTGTTTCGTTGGTTGATGTGGATTTTGACGAATATCGCAGAAAAAACGATATGAGAACCGTGAGAAGAAACGTTACCCTGCCTAAATGGCTCGATTTTGAGGCGGAAAAAAGCGGTGTTAATGTTTCCGCTGTCCTGCAGCGAGCATTAAAACAAGAACTCAATTTGACTGATCGGTGATATATAAAATAACTTTAAATAAAAAACAGCCCCGGAAAACCGGGGCTATAATTTTGCAACGGCCGCATGGCGTCCGCAGGAACTCAAAAACCGATAATCACATGGCGAAAATCGGAGTCTCTGTATACGCATGGTACATGAGCAAAAAAATGGCATTGTCTCGCGCTACCCATATACGCGGGGCGTTACTGCAATGCCACTATTAACGACTAAATTATATCACGCCGCGCACAGTTTGGCAAACGTCAACGGCCCAGCCTCGCCGTCCGGGTCCAGCCCGTGATCTCGCTGGTACGCCTTGACCGCGTTCAGGCAGCCCGTCCCGCCGTGAATGCCAAAACTACCGTCAAATCCTTTTGGATCGTATCCGTGGCAGTATAGCAATCCCTGTAGGATGTACACACCAACACCGGATGCGCCCTGTCGCGTCACCTTACAGGCGGCTTTTGTCAACGGGCCAAATGATCCATCTACAGCTAGACCAGCACCATACTGCTTGTTTAGCCAATATTGCAGGCATTTAATGGACGCCTTGCGGGTTAACGGTCCAAATTTGCCGTCCACCTCTAACTTGGCGCCTAGATACTGCATTGGTAGGTATCGGTTAATCCATGACTGGTAGGACATAATCTGTGCGTTGCCTGTGGGATTCGGCGCGGGCTTGTCCACGTCTGAGTAATCTATATACTTAATTTTGCCGTGTTTTTTCCACGTCCGGCTGTTGTACCCTGCCTTTTGCCCAATATTTGCAACCGCTGTAATCTGTACGTCTCCAGACCATTTAGGACTGCATTCCACGCACAATCCATCACCGATATAGATTGCCACATGGCCTGGCATACATAACTGCTCTCCGGGTAAAATCTTGTTAAAATCGGTTGATATGTCCGTTAATACGTCCATTTCATCTGATCCGTAATCCTCTACCCCATTAGACCCATATGTTGCGCCCCCGTATACATGGGACGGATCAGCTCTCCAGCCCCACAACAATGCTTTTATGTAACATACGCAGTCAAATCCATAGTACCCTTTCCCAATTAATTTACGCAATGCGGATACCTTGCTATCCGTGTAACTATCTGGATACTGCGCCTTTTTTTGCTGTATAATCGACTCTGTAACCGGCGACCCAAACATACCAAGGGCGTAAACTGTTTTATAGTTTTTGGCCAAATCTACGGCCTTTTCCACTAATGTTTTTGCTGTCATAACCTTATTCATTGTCCACGTCCTCCTTTGTTCCAATCAAATTGCGTACCATCTCAAACATGCCCGTTGCGGCCACACCAGACACCAGCCCAGTCACTAAAATCTCTGGACTGAACGACATGTTAACCCAGATGTTAACACCCAGACCGATGGCGCCACAGATCAGCGGTATAAACCGGTTGGGCACTGCCGGGATGGCGTGTTTTACCAAAAAACCGATAATTAACGCCGCTGCACACGGCAAAATGATAATAAAATTACTTAAATCCATAAATATAACCTCCGTTTTTTATTTTTTTATAGGCAACTTTTTACATCTTAAATACAACTCTGTTCCCGTTCCGTTTCCGCCCAATGCATGGTAGCTACGGTACAGGTATTCCAAATTCCGCAGCCCTTCTGCGGTTATGTGCTCCTGCGCGATCAAAAAACTGCACTCCTGATACAACCTATCGTGCAGGATCGCCAGTACGCCCTCTTTTAGCAATGATTGCTCTTGATAATACTTTTTGACCTGCTTGTACAACATTTTTACCGCGCCCCCTACCGCCGCAACAATTGCAGCAAATAGGACCTCCAACCAATATTTAACTATAAAATCCCACAAATTCATCACCCCCCAGTCAACTTGTGGAGATGATGTATTAATCCTCTTTTGTCCACCCGAATACACCCGGCTCCCACACATTGCCATCTGCATCAGATACCCATTTATCTCCGTTATATGTAACCTTATCACCCACGTTATATGCATCGTGCGCGCCGATAGGCTGTGACCATGCCGGATATTCCTCTGCGGGGTCATTTGTCGCTACCCACAGAGATACTGCAGTATCCGGCGTCCAATCCGCCTGTGATGTATGATCCTGCAAGCATTTATATAGGATGTCGTTATACCTGCGGTACGCGCCCGCCTTATATGCCACATTCGGCTGCCAATCCAAAAACAGCTCTGCATGTTCTGACACTGTAACAGTGTCAATTTGCCCCGCCTCCGCCATCGTTACAAATGCTATCGATGTGGCAGTCTCAACACTATCCTGCCGCGCGGTCAAATGCTCATTCTTTTTTAAAATTTTTATGATTTGATCTTTGCCCGAAATATATCTAAACATAAATATCCTCCTTTATTTTTTATACGATGCAACAAGCCGGCGCGACTCCGTGACTGACATAAGCACTGGTGTTGCGGATGTCGCCTGTCGGATAGACATATCTGGCGCTGTTGGTGTTTCCGGCATTCGGCGACCGCAACCACCAATACTGCGCCACACCATTTCTGTATTTAATTCGGTTGCCATCTGATTCTGTTCCTGCCATGTTTAAATTTGAGTTATTGGCATAATACGCATATGGCTCACCTTCCAAAATTCCGTTTTCCGGTCCTCCATATACTTCCGATCTCGATGGCAAGAAAAACCGCTCCGATGTTACGATACTTCCTCCGCCATCCGTGACGGTGTTTAATGCCGTGATCTTGTCCACATATCCAATGACAGCTAAAAACTCTGGGTCCACGCCATATAAAAAGCCATCTTGCGTATTGACCCATGACGGAGGTCTGTCAAATTTAGTCTGAGGAGTCCACACGCTTCCCGCAGCTGCGTTGCTATTGATGTTTTGTCTAATTGCAGAGTGTATCCAACTATTACTACCCGTAATGTATCTCTGGACGTGGTTTAGATTTTCAACTTGTCCATCTGTGTCCACCAGCGCGGTGCCACCGCCCCCTTCCGAGATGGTCGCAGTTTCCATTTCATCTGTTGATGTGATGCTTGCGTATGTTTTGACACTTGTGCCCGCAAGAGCAGTGTTATAGTACATATCCAAAACGATCTGTCCTCCTGCTGGCACCGGTTGCGTGAGCGTAAAACAAAATGTTTTTCCGTTATCTGCCGTATGCCATGGCTGTTCTATTACTTTAAAATTATACATCCCAGCAGGTAGTTCCGTTTCCGCGTACCATAATGCTTGTCTCGCGCAAAACTGTATACTTGCAAAACAATCATGTAAATGTAACGTAATACTATGCTTTAGATTTTTATCGGTCGGGATATCCTTGTCAAAATCTATGATGTCCCACGTCAGTGTGGACGCTCCCCTACTGCAGGTGATCTGATCGCCAATATTAAATATCCTCGGGGCTAATCCCATGCGGTTTATCCGCTGGATGTCTGCATATGAGTTAATGCTTAGCCCGCCGCCGTTTGAGGCGATAGAAGCCAACAGGGCGTTCTGTGTTTTCATTTTTTCAATAAACATTTCGTTTGATAATATGTTAAATGGATTCATTTTTGCCTCCTTATACAATGCAACAAACCGGGGCGATTCCGTTCACGTTGCTGGCAACGTTGGTGCCGACACTGCCTTCGTATACATACCTAACAATATCAGATCGCTGCACATTTGGAGACCTAAGCCACCAGCTTCGAACAGTACCATTTTCATACTTTACGCGATTGCCATCTGCGCCAATTCCGGGTGATGACAAATCAGAGTTTAACTTATAATACGCATATGGCTCTCCTTCCAAAATTCCGTTTTCAGGGCCGCCATATACCTCGGATTTTGACGGCAGGAAAAACCGCTCCGATGTTACGATACTTCCGCCGCCGTCCGTGACGGTGTTTAACGCCGTGACCTTGTCCACATATCCAATAATAGCCAAAAACTCCGGGTCCATTCCATACAAAAATCCATCTTGCGTATTGACCCATGACGGTGGTCTATCAAACTTGGTTTGCGGTCTCCATGTTCCTCCTGCGGCGGCTGCGCTGTTTAGGTGCTGCCGTACGGCGGAATGTGCCCAATTATTAGATCCCACAATTGCCCTTTCGATACGATTTAGACAATCAGCGGAACTGTTTGTTATTCCAAGAGTTATACCATCGGAACCCTCGCTGATTGCCGCGGTTTCGGTTGCATCGTAAGAGGTATTACTTGTATAAATCTGCACATTTTTACCATCAAGAGCGACACCATGAGTAATGTCGATAGCAATTTGACCTCCAGACGGCACTGGCTGTGTTAAAGTAAACTGAAATGTCTTCCCGTTATCTCCCGGGTACCACAGTTGATCAGCAACTACAAAATTGTATGTCCCGGCCGCCAACCCGTCTGCAGCATAATACAATGCTTGCCTCGCACAAAACTGTATACTTGCAAAACAATCATGTAGATGCAACGTAATACTATGCTTTAGATTTTTATCGGTCGGGATATCCTTGTCAAAATCTATGATGTCCCACGTCAGTGTGGACGCTCCCCTACTGCAGGTGATCTGATCGCCAATGTTAAATATCCGCGGAGCTAACCCCATACGGTTTATACGCTGGATGTCTGCATATGAGTTAATACTCAGCCCACCGCTGTTGGATGCGATAGAGGCCAACAAGGCGTTTTGTATGTCCAACTGCTCTGCAAATGTCGATTCCGATAATACATTTAATATCTTACTCACTTATTGTCACCTCTATTTCCGTGTATTCGATGGCTGGCATTCCGTTGATTACTCTTAGCTTTGCTATGTACTGCATGTCATTATCAACATCAGTTACGGTAATGCCGTCTATTTTATCCGCCACAGCCGAAGCCGCTTCTAACGCTGCCTGTGCGGCTTCCTCTGCGTCTTGTTTTGCAGTTTCCGTCTTGCCCTTCAGTTCAACCATTTCTTCCTTTAGTGCCGCCGTATCTTCTATAACCGATTCCGCGGTAGCGATTGCTGCCGTAAGAGTTTTATACTCATCCGCGCTTTGTATCTTTTTTTCATTTACCGCCGATCGTTTTACGTCGATATAAAAAATCTGTGTTGTCAGCAATTCGCTCCCCGCATAAAGAGCAATTTCTGCCACAGCAATCCCGTCCGCTGCAAGAGCTTGCTCAGTAAGCTCCGCTATAATGACTCCATTTTGTATTTCCGCGTCATCTAATACCTGTTTCCCATCGCTTTTTGTGAGTCGGATTCTCGCCGTTGTCCCTTCTGGGATTTCTTGCGCGATGCCTTCATTTGTGAGTGTGATCTCAACAAATCTAGATTCCGCATCGCATTGCTTTGCAAAAACAATTACTGGCAAAGATCCGCTTGCAACATCAAGTTTAATTTTTGTTGTTACATCCATGTATAAATACCTCCTTTATTTCCATTTTCCATGTACCGATATAAATGTGCGCTCTTCATAGTCAAATGATGCCAGATCAAAATGCCTATATCTGATCAGTGTTGCGCTTATAAATGTAACCGCAATTGTATGGGCATAATACGCTGTATCCCGGTACGGATTAATCTGTACTACCGGATTTTCCGCAAATATCGTCGGCAACGACACTTCTACTGCTCCTTCGTGGGTATACCACGGCGACTCCGCACTTTTTGTCAGCGATACCGTTCCCGTTTTTACTCCCCAGCATTCCGCTATCCCGCTATTCCATTTTCTATATTGCCATATCCCGCTTGTCCCTTGGTCCACGATATAGTCAATCTCAACTCCATTAATTATGATCCCACCATTTACATCCAGCCCCGCTTCCGGATCTCTGTTGTTTATGCCAACCCGCTTACGCCTCAAAGAGATAATTGGCGTCCCCTGCGGTATTGTCACGGTTGATGTGTCAGATGTGATTTGATCCCTTGCACAAAACTGCACATCGTAGGAGTAATCTGCATCAAGCGACAACAGCAAAAACTCTTCGCTTTCATACAAAAACTCATTTCCCGTTGCATCTACTCCACTTATTGTCTGATACGCCGAATAATTTGTATCACTGGTTTTTTTATACCGCACCCGCAAATCTCTAAATGTATTTTTTTCCTCTCCCGCTACCACCACAGGAGATAGTTTTCCCGAAACACTAACCTCACAAGTGGTTTCTACTTCGTTTATCCTTCTCATTGCTATTTCCGACAGACGTATTCTTTCGTATTCCAGCACTGTCACATTTACCGTGGCTGAATCCGTATACCCCCGAGAGTCAACAGCAGTAACAATCAGCGGCACTGTCCCTGCAGTGTTTACCCCGTTTATGGTTATGCCTGTAGAGATGGAGGATGCCACTCGGTCTCCAATCGTCACTGTATAGCTTGATATACTCGCTCCATTTTTGGCCGTAGCGCCTTGTATATTTACTGACAGATTTGATATCGCCTGTATTAATATCTGGTTATTGCCTGTAACTCCTACCGCCGTTGTATTTATATCCGCATATGTAAAACCACTAAGCGTCGGAGCCGAGTTTGCTGCTGTCGTTATAATCATTATACTTTTAGAGCTAACATCTCCTATTTGAGACGATCCGCTATATGTAATTAATTGCACTGTCGCAAATGTTGCTTTTATTGTTTTCATTGCATTCAGCAGCGTGGACCTTTGCCCCGCTGTTAAATTTATTGTTTTTTTTACGCCGGATGACAACGCGATGCCCTCCAGCGTAACAATAGTTGATGACCCAACTAAAATTTTTACAGTGTGCGTGTAGTTTTGGTTGTACACCGTGGCTGTCATTGTTATTTTTGCCACGCTTGCATCCGCAACAATATTTTCCGCGGATGACAACACCGACCCGCCCAATGTCTTAACACTCGTGGTTCCTGACGTTCCGTATACCTGATTGCTTTGTTTTCTCGCCTTCGCCCTGATTTTATATTCTGTATTCGCATTTAACCCTAATATATCATGGCCTTTTGATGTCCCTTCGGACGAGTCAAATGTAATCCACGACGATCCATTATCTATGCTGTATTGCCATATATCGCATTTTGTGGATGCTGACACAGACAGTTTTACTCCATGTGCAGTTATATTTGACGCCGTTACGGATACTGATGGAGCCGACCTGTCAATTTTTGTGAGAGACATTGTTCCGCCATAGTCTACAGGATCATATTGGTATACCCTTGTTTTAAAAACCACTGTTACGGACTTTGTCCCGTCATTATTATGGCCTACGTCTATTGACCCACTCACAGACCCTTTGGCCGCCGGAAACACCCTGCTATCCCATTCTGTTTGATCCTTGGAGTAGACTGTAGTCCCGTTTATAATTACCGTCGTTGCCCCGATGGTGTAATAGTTTGACGATCCACCTGCAGATGTCAACGTCCATTTAAGTGTTGATTTATTTGCCACAGTATTTATCGTCTCTGTAATTTCCAGCTTTAATGTCCTGCCTTCATAATTATTGCTTGTATATGTTGCCATTCAGTCCCACCTCCTTTAGTCGAGCAAAGCAAGATCTATCCCATCTGATCTGGGGATAAATTTAAGCTTACCTACGGTCAACTCATCCGTGATTTCCGTTTTTCGCAATGTTGTCAAATCCTTATTTACAGTCAGTGCGGTTTTATTGTCGTGTTTAATCGCAAACTGTGTATGGTCAATAACAGTCTCTGTCAGACTCTCCGAGTTCGTAATATTGATCCCGCGCCGGTCAATTTTTACATTTTCCGTATAGATTTCATTCATTGCGGGCTGCCATCGGGTCTTTGCATCCCCTTCATTTAACATGATATCTGCAATATATAGATAGTATCCTGTCGTACCTACTGTAAACGCGAGGCTATCCGATGCCGCAACAAATGTCAGCGCATATTCTGTCCACCCCTCTATCGCCTGCGTGTCATAAATATAGATATCATTATCACCGGTATTGACCTTAACATAGCCGCGCGCTGCGCTTGTACGTCGTGTTTTAAATGTGATTGTATAGGTTGCCCCTGCGATTACCCGCACATCCTGCGACAGCGTCCCAACACGGACGCGGAACATGGATCCGGAAAGTGTATTTGCGGCAGCTTCTTGGTCTTGCAGTGCAACAACAGACCCGGTATAGGTCCATTCATCCGACACGCCATTTAGCCCAGATGAATTTGTTACAAGGTTGATTCCGCCCGTATATTTTACGGAAAAAGAAAGTGTTAGATTTTCCACTGTTTGTCTTAGGCTGGATATACTCTCTTCAATTGCCGTAATATCTCCGGTAAGTATCGTATTCATACTATCTATAATGCTTTTTAACTGGCCATCTGCGGCAACAAACGCTTGTTCCAGTGCCCCGGTAGCCTCTCCAATTTCCGTGGATATATCCATCTTAAAGCTCTGTGATATCGCCGCAGCTTGTACACTATCTGCCTGCAACAGCGCCCCGTTAAGCGTCCCCGCTGTGATAAAATCTGCAACAATCCGCCCGTCCATGGTAATTGCCGTCGCAAACTCTCCGTTGTATCCGGTTGACGAGTATCCAAGTCCTCCAGAGTTCCACCGCCATACATGTATGGCTTCCGCAATTGTCGGCGCGTCCAATATCAATATCTCTTCCGGTTTTTCTGCTGGATGAAAAACTACATATCCGCCATCGTTGCCGGTAATTAAATTCGTTGCTGTTCTGATCGCTTCCGCCATTTCTGCAGATGCGTTGGCAAACCCCTTTTTTACAAACTCCGTAAGCTCGGACATCTCTGCATTTTGTTTCAGTATCGTATTTGCAAAATTGCTTCTCGCATCTCCGAGCTCAATTTTTTCATACCGCTCTTTTAGCGAGTCATATGTCGTTTTTATGACCTTTGCTTTTGCCTCTACGCCGAGTTCTGCAAATTTTACTGTTACCGTGTCGCAAAGACTCACACGCTCTAACGGGGCAATATTTTTATACTCCTCCGTCTGCCATAGCTGCACGAATGATACTGAAATGCTCACTTTCGGCGTGCCTAATCCACAAGATGCCACATAGTCATTTGCCTTTGCTCTAAGCTTTTCCGGTGTTATTTCCTCTCCGTCTTTAAATTTGTCAGAGAGATCAACAGGGTATGTCCTGCAATGTCCGATTGCTTCCGCATTTGCAATTTCTATCACTTTTTCTCCTGTAAGGTAAATATACTCCTCTGTTCCCTGCTCTGTTTCCGTCTCCTGTGTCTTTTTTATTGCGTATGGCAAAATGTGTGTATAACACGCCGAAATATTGCTCTCCTGCTTTAAATCCTTGAGATTTTTGCCATATGCAATCACAACTCCGTTATCTGATCCGCGATTTTTGTGCAGCTTAATCGTAAAATTATCAAACTCATACTCCCCTCCCCATACATCAAGGATTGATCCTGTTTGTCCTCCCAGCAACGCCCGTACAGAGCATGGTTTTTGTATTTTCGTACCATTTAATGTAGATATATCGCTCCATACATCAAAATTATGCGGTGTCACCGCCTCTCCCAGTGCCTTGTTGATTGCCATGCTAGGCGTCGCAGCTGCCGCCGAAAATCCCGCAACAGGCAAACCATTAAGGTCATAACTGATATGTTCTGCCTTATGTGTAACAATCCCCCTGATCGGCTTACTGGATTTATATATTCTAAACAACTGCAGGTCGCTTGTCTCATTTGCCTTTGCTTTTATTATTGCGCCCTCGCAGATATCTTGATACCACTGCCCGGATACTGGATACTGTAAATCCAGTTCATATATCCCGTTACGTTCTTCTGTTGCTTTGCATTTAACGGTATCCTTCAAAAATCCTATGCCATTTCCAGAAAAATCCGTTTCTGTTTTGCTATACAATATCGGTATCACAATGCACACCACCTCGGTATAATTTCTATTTTTTCTACCTGTCCTTCCCACGAAATTGTATTTGTCCCGGGCATAAATTCTGGAAATTTTGGTGTTTTCATGGCATTATTCAGCGACGTAATCCCCTTATATGCGTTCATGGCTTCCGAATCAATCTCTATATATCCATCAACTCCATAAAAATAAAAGGAATCGTTATTTACAAACAGCGTGACATTCCCCGCCCCATAAATTTTGATATATGGCATCGACGGTATGTATTCTGGATTAACAATATCTCCCGGTGTTGTCATCACAACGCGCTCCGTCCCGCCAAAAGAGTACTTAAACGGCTTGCAGTTAAACGACGCCGAAAACTCTCCCATCCCCCGGAGCTCCTCGCTGATATCTACCGACCCGCTATACATCCCCATGCGATAATGATGCATATCGTAACTATCCCACAGCATAAAATATCCTACGTCTGCCAGTAGCCATTTTTTTACTCTGTGCGTGATTTCGTTAAAATCTCTTATGTCTTTTTCAAGCAAAATAAAATCATATGACACTGTAATATTGTCATACCTTTTATTGTCCATAATCAGATCCCCGCTCCGTCCTGGCACTTTCTCAAAATCAACAGAGCGGAGAGCTCCGTTGTACGATCCTTTTCCGCCCTTTTTGATGTACAACCCGAGGTCAAGAGAGCATATGCCCTTATACTGTAAAAACGGCATTTTATTTTTTTCTGTCAAGCAAATACAACCCCTTTCCTCTTTATTTTTTCTTCTATCATTTCCATTAATGTGTCTGTCAGTTCATCCAAATCTTCTCCGGAATTGTTGTTAAAATTATCAATATGGATTTCCACTTTGACTGCAACTGTCGACTCGGATTTTTTATCCCCGCTGCTGTCCCCCTGCTCCTGCTTGTCCAAGCTTTTTGCCTCTGACGCCGTAAGGACCCGCTCTCCTTTATGCAGCAGGGCCGGAAACTCATCATATGGCACATAATCCATGCCAATTCTGAGCCTTGGCAGCGTAACATCTGGTATTTTCGGAATCTCCGGAATCCCGATCAGCCCTGTTACCTTATTAATGCCAGATATGATCCCGTTTATTATTCCTATTGCACCATTTATCACGGTTTCTACAATCGTTGGTATGAGATTAAATATCCCCTTGAATATCCCTACTACGCCATCCCATGCTTTGCTCCAATTTCCGGTAAATACACCTGACACAAAGTCAATTATCCCGCCAAATACTTGTTTTACGCTGTCGAATACCCCTTTTATTCCCTCAAAGGCACTTTTAAATACCCCCGATACAACTCCTGCCACAGTCTCAAAAACCTTTTGTAGTGGCGGCATTATTTTTTCTATTATATTTTTTAGCAGACTGATTATTGGCGGCAAAATCAGGTTTAATAATTCCATCAATGGCTCTAATATCATTATTAAAATATCAAGTATTGGCTCCATTATTGGTATTACCGCGTCCAACAGAGATATCAGCACCGGCAATATCGCTTCTATTATCGTTACAACAAGCGGTAAGATTGCCTCTATCAAATTTATCAATACCGGTAAGATTGCCTCTATTATCCTCGTGATTGGAGGTAGCAATGTCTCCACCAATTTTATAATTACTGGCAAAATCGCGTCTATAATGCGAGATACCAGCGGCATTATAGTATTGATGAGATCTATCAACACCGGCAGTACTGTATCTACTATTTTTAATATCGGCGGCAGCACCTTATCTATGAGCTGTATTACTACCGGTAAGATCGCCTCTATAATCTCAATCAGTTGCGGTAAAAGTGTTTGCATCAATTGGATAAATACCGGTAATATTGTCTCAATTATTTGCATGATTAGCGGCATAATCGACTCTATCAGGCTTATAATTAGCGGTAATACCATTTGTACCAGCTCTAAAAACGGTGGTACAAGCTGCTCTACAAACGATGCTATCACTGGTAAAACTGCCGTTATAATTTCCTGCAGTGGAGGCAGCAACGTCTCTATCAGCCCTAGTAATACCGGAAATATCGTCTCCATCAGCGCGAACAGCGGCGGTAGTACCTGATCGAATACCGCCGTAATAATAGGAGATAGTTTTGTAAACATTCCCTGTATCTTTGGCAATTTTTCGGTTATAACATTTAATACCTTTTGTACTATTGGCAGTACGGTCCCGCCTAAATTGTTCATCATCCCCGACAATGACCGTTTTATCGTGTCCATCGTATCGGTAAATACTACGCCCGAATCTATGGTTTCATCCGACATTACCATGCCGAGCTCTTTTGCTTTATTTTTTAGCGCATCTGTACTTTCCGTTGTTTGATTTAGCAGTGGAGCCATCTCCACCCCTGCTTTACCAAATAACTCTGTTGCAATACGAGCCCTCTCTGTCTCGTTTTCCATCCCTTGCAACTTTTTTATTGTCTCTTCAAAAACCTCTTCTTGTGATCTGAGCGATCCATCCGAATTTTGGACTGATACTCCAAGCTGTTTAAAGGTGTCACATGCACTTGCAGTCCCTTTTTTAGCCGCATCCATCTTTGTGGTAAGTGTTTTTATACCCGTTTGCAGCTTGTCCACGCTCATGCCATTTTGCGACATTACATAATCCCACTCTTGATAAGCCTGCCTTGACAAACCTATCTTTTGGCTCATTTTATCGACATTATCCGCCGCCGAAGCGGTGTCGCTCGCCATTTTATATGCCGCAGTCCCAAGAGTGGCAGCTCCCGCAACAACCGCCGTCCCCATCGCCGCAGCGCCCTTTGTGATTGCCGAAAACGCCGAGCCTACTTTTGACCCAGCAGTCTCTCCTTTTTTGGTTGTCTCATCAATGCTTGTATTCGCTTTTTCATTGTCAATAAAAATCGTCCCAAAAAGGGAGAAAATATTCGCCACGCTTTATACTCCTCTCTGCGCCTCGATGATCGGCGCAAATTCCTCTAATATTTCTTTGCCCGATCGCACAGATGCTTTTTTTGCATTGTGGCCATCAACTGTCCCGCTTATCGCTGCCATATAGTCCCCATATGACATGCTCTCCACGCCCTGCATCCTGCAAATTGCGTAATTTGCAAGCCACATCGGGAATGTCTGGATCTCAACTTCCTTTTTTTGCGCAAAAGAAAGCAGCTCTCCAAGGGCTGATAACGGTAAGTCCTTGATGAGCTGCCAATCATAATATTTATGTAATAGATTTAGACTGTGTGCTCTACCTTGCGGCGTAGAGCACGCGAAAAAAAAGATTTAATTCCATCGTCAAAAATAATTTCATTAATGACTTCCGCCGCGTCAAGCTGTTCCGCTTCAGTTACTGTGATATTTTTATATGCCGCCACAAGCTCAGGTATATAGTCCGCGATTTTGTCAAACTGCGGCATAATGGCTGCCAAAACCTCTGCAGCAACCTCTACCGCCTTGTCGCTTTTTAATTGTGTTAATGCCTCTTGTGGATTTTTTGAATCCTTAAAGACGTCAAGGCTTTTTACCCTTTCGATAACCGGCGCAATATCAATCCTTGACACAATTTTAAGTAATAATGGCATAGTTTTTATATTTAACATATCAAAATTCTCCTTATTTTTTTAATTTCCCGCAGCTTTTCTCATTGTAAACTCTGATATTTCCTTTATCTCCCACAAGTCTCCGTCCAACTCATCCGTGCCATAATGGGCATTGATCGTCAAGGCAAGCTCTCCCTCTGCTTTTTGTACAGCTTTTGCGGAAAGTCCGTCCTCGTGCATGCCTTTGTATATGGTGATTTGTTTGTATTTGCCATCAATCAGCCTTGCAAACATAGTCACATTTTTGTGGTATGCACTTGCTGGCACAACTCCCATTTTTGGATTTTTGATTACCGCCGCATCTCCGTCTCCGCTTACACGACAATACGGCATTGACAGCACAAGATTGTCCTGTGACATGCAAATGGTTGTCACTTTTAGACTTGCCGCCTGCTCTTCTATTGCTTGTAGGCCGGCTGTTTTTCCATTTCTCCCGTCAAACTCAATGTCTCTTAATGTAGCTGTCGCGGAAAATTCTCCGCCACCTCTACACGGCGCGAGCACTTTTTCAGTGTCCTCTCCGTAGTCAAGTATGATTACACCCTCGTCAATCTGGATTTTTTCAATCTCTTTCTGTGCGAGATTGGTTACAATCGACATATTAATACCTCCTTAGTTATAAAAAATTCTCGCCGATACAGATAATCGGCGGTGAAAAATGTCATATTCCGGATCTCTGTCCCCGTTTTGGTTATCAAATCCTAAATGCGCTCCAAATATCCCCGGCACATAAATTACGGCTCCAGTTATTTTATTGCGCAGCGCATCACACAACGTTTCCAGCTCCACTGCCGCGCCCGTCTTTTTTTCGTCCGCGTATACATCCATATAAAAGGATGTCAAATCCCCGGAGGCAAGATCAATAATGTTTATCCCGCTCACCACAGCAAACGGAAATTTGCCCGTCGTAGGCGCCTCGTCGTAAGTGGTTGTGACTATATCATTCAAAAATGCTGTTATGTGTTTAATAAACTCTTTTGTATTTGCTGCCATTAATCGGATTCTTCCTCCTCTCCCTCGAATATTTTTACACCAGCCGCAGAAAGCTCCTTGTTTAACTCCGCAAGATATTCTTCTTGCGCCGCCCTAATTTCATCAATATGGTTATATACCGAGTCGCGCAGTACGTTTGTTGCCCGCTGTCCCGGATGCGCAACCCGCCATCCGTAAACAGTACCGTTATACGCCATCGCCCTTCCGTTCTTTGCGGATATGGTATGCGGCTTTGTTCCGTGTTCAATCCAGTGCGGAGACGCGTGTGACGGAATTTTTCTTTTTTTTCGTACCATCTGCCAGCCGTAAAATCCTACCTGTAATTGCGGCTGCCCGGTTTTTTTGTCAACATTCTTCCATGTGCCTATATGATTTTTAAACCGTTTTGACCGTACCGGAATGTTATCCCTCAATATTTTTCGGATAACCTTTCCGCTTTCCCTTAGCGCCGTCATGGACAGCCCTCGCATTGTCTGTTTTACCTCTTTACTCGTATTTATAAATGCAACTGTTGACTTACTGGCCATTTTGCACCACCAGAGCAGTACATATCATTTCAAGTTTTTCTCCCTTTACTGGATATGTCCGTAAAATGCGATACATCACGCCTTTGTATTCAAAGTGGCCTTCTCGGTTATACTCGCTTTCCGATATTTCCACACATAGTTCCGGCTTATATCCCTGTGCCTGCGCTTGGTAAAACTCATTGCGTTTTATACCTTTTTCATTGCAAAACACCTCTCGTTTTGCAAAATCCTTATACGGTTTGCGGAGATCATCAAGTTTTTCCTCCTCTATGCACAGGTATCCGATTTCCCGCCATAGCATTACGGCATCTCCTTGATATACTCATCTGACAACATTAAATGCCGCTTTAACATATCGTAGCTCTCCCGGTATTTTGTGCTATCCGCATTATCCAGTCCAAACTCCGCTTTTACATAAAGCATAATCGCCCGTTTTATAAGCGGATCTGTCTCATCCTCTACTTTTTCGGATACAATACCGCCTAATAGCAAATCGGCTCTCGCCGCTGCTATCAGGTCGGTAATCTCTCCATCAAATCTTGTATGGGATACCCGGATTGCCTGGCGAAAACTCAAAATGTACCGCTCCGAAATTCCGCCATCCATCACTCTTTATCCCCCTTGCTGTCCGCTCGTTACTTTTTTCTTGCCGTACACCATTGTGTCAGGCTGTGCCGCGCCTCCAACAATCGTGTATGCAGTATAATCGTTTGCTCTCTTTTTGCCGGATGAATCTTTTGCCATGCTGATGGGCTCGATTACATTAAGTCTGTAATAACGTCTCATATTGCCAATTACAAACTCTCCGTCATTTAAATATGGATCCACCTCCACCTTATAGGTTGCTATGGACTTGATCCCGGCTCCATTGATCGGTGTATATATGTAATTGCCTGTCGTATCCTTTGTAAAGGAAATCTCCTCTACAATAGACTGTGCTACATAGATTTTGGCACCTATTTTCTGTTTTTTCCCAAGCTTTCCAATGGCAGTGCCGATTCCATCAAGGGCTGTCCCTTCGTATTCGCTCTTTATTGCATCAACTGTCACACCCTTCATTTGATTCGTTCCAGTACCATAGATAAATTCTGTTACCAACTTGTCCTGTACCTGTTCAATCAACTCTTCCGTGATGTACGAAATAAACTGGTCAATTGCCATCGCTTCCAATCTCCATGACACGCGGATTGTTTCTGCAATTTCAGACAATCCGAGGTTCAGTTCCGCCCACTGGTAGGATCCGTCTGGGCTCTCTTCCGTTTCTTTTTTATTTTTTGCTCCGCTTACCTTTTTTTTGTACGGGAATTTCAGTAATCCCGGAATGGCAGTTCTCGCGGCATCCCGGAACAACGGAGACACCAGCGAAATTGCCTCCATGAGGGCTGTATTAATATCCGTCGGAATAAATAACCCACCGTTATTTACACCATCTACAGACGCTGTCGGCTCTACATACTCTGTCGCTGTCGTTGTCATTGCAGTGTCAAGCGCTCTCTGCTCTACATCTGTCAAAGACCTGTGCATGAGTGTTTTTGCCCATGCAGTACGATATTCTGGCGTAGAGAGTACATTTTCTCGTGTAAATACTGGCTCCTGGCCGCCTCTCTGACCTACCACAGGATTTTCAATCTGATTTCCGGTAATGCTACCGTTCGAGATTCCACCAGCAATTCTCGCTCTGCGTTCAATTCCTTGTAACTCCGTATCAAGGTCACGCAATTCTTTTTCTATCGCGTCCAAGTCTGCGTTCTGATCATTTTCAAGGATTCGTCTAAGCTCTGCTTTTCTGGCATTAATTTCTGTAATTCTTTTTTTCCACATAATAAAATTCTCCTTTTAATTTTAAAGTAATGTTTTTGCTATCAGCAGTTTCCGTCGTTTGGCTTGCTCCAAAGCCTCAAACTCTTTTGAGTGCTCCTCCTCAAAAAAGCTCCGCGCAGAAATTGACGTCTCGTTATACGCTGGAATATCCACCGCCGAAACATCGTATAGCTTTTTTATTTTTGTTATCGTCCTCGTGCGGGTATCAACGTTATACGCCGATTCCTCCACGGAAAACGAAAAACTCATTTTGTCAATGTATCCACCTTTGATTTCTTCATATAGGTTTCGACCTTCCGCTGTCCCCGAAAGGTCTGCCACAATATCAAGCCCTCCCGCATTTGCCGCAATCGACAGCGTTTTGTTCCTGAGGCGAGCTACTACTTTCCCCCCATGGTTATAATTAAAAATAACATCGCTCATATCGCAGCCATCAAATGCGTTCCGGTCTATCACTTCAAAATATTTTTTCTCTCCACATTCATAAAGGCATGTCGGTGTATCAAATACAACCGCTCGCCCCTGTACGCGGTATTTCGGCGTCTCTTCCTCTCCTGATAGAGACAATGTTAAATCGCTAAAATTTCTATATTCCCTATTTGGTTTAACAGGCATTATGTTCCCTCCTCTCCTTTTTCATTTTCCTCTGCCGGTGTATTCTGCGGCTCTTTTTTGGGATTGTCTCCCAGCTGGTACTCATCTGCCTTTGCAGCATTTACCATGTTTAGAGTTTGCACTCTGCGTGCCCCCTCCTCTCCGCCGAGCGGAGCCATGTTATATGCCAGCAAAACGCCGTCAATGGTAATTGCTCCGATATCCGCTAAAAATTTAATCGTCGTTGTTTTATCGGAGAGCTTTTCATTTTGTAAACTGTTCCCCTCAAAAACAATTTCATTTCCAAATGCATATTCTTTTCCAAAAAATAAGGCATTGGTAAACGCCTGTGTACACTGGTCAAAAAACGGTTTTATTTCTCCGCTGTAATATGCGCTGGCCTGTTCTGGCGTTTCCTTATTTTGCACAATTGCCTCGTTTGTGCCAAAATAATCATAGATTTCCGTTTTTACATATTCCAACTGCCCTGTCGGGATCGGTGTCTGCCTGTCCGTTATCGGGGTGTAGTCGTATTTGTTATCTGTAACGATAACCCCTGCACCGTTATTTTCCATCTTGAGGTTGTCCCTGATAAAATCATCCCGGCGTCTATTGAGGTCCTCCGTTTTTGTTGCGGATTGCACTTTTAAAATCCCTCGCACAACAGCCACAAGCTCTGCAAATTTGCTCATGCTCTGGTTAAAAGTAGTAGCGGTTGCCAACACCGAATTTATCGGGCGATTACTCTCTCCGAAAACGTCATTGGCATTAAAATGAGAGCCAATATGTATTAAATCTGTATAAGGCAACGTGTATTTATTGCCCGTTGCAAATGACATCCGACAATATAACTCCCCCGCCACCTCCACAAGCTCCACCGAATTTGCATTGACGTTATATAACGCCTCCAACTCCCCTGTGATTGGACTCCACACCGGATATACAAATGCGTTATTGTATAGCTTGTATTGTGTTGCGAGTCTGTAATAAAATTTGTACGCTGTAGTGTATGGATTTGGTCGAAATTGCAGCAGTCTGTTATACTTGCTTTTTGTAATATCGACTAGCTTGCCGTCTCCCCTCCTAATATGCCGCGGTTTTACCGTTGCAGCCCTCCGGGCAAATCCATCCACTGCCGCCCGCACCGTATTTATATCATAAGCCTGCCCCGAAAAAGGCGTAAAAGTTGTTTGCCATGTATTTAATAACTTGTATTGCTCTCTAACGGCCGTGTCTCTATCTTTGCCAAATATTTTCTGAAAAAGCCCGCGCTTTTCCGGCATTTAATCACCCCACATTGTACATATAATCCTCGTAATATTTAACATAAATCACCCATGCATTGAGCAGCGACACCGCACCGTCAATACGCCTCTTGTCCGTAATCTTGATAGGCTGTATATTGTTCAGTCCGCTCTTTTTTACTGCCGTATTTGACAGGCACCATGCCAAAATTGGGTTGTTGTTATAATTTACCTGCTTGCCCGCGAGAGCTGCTCCCATCTCCCGCATGGGCTGACTCCACGTAAACGGCCCCTGTGCTACACTCTCCATATCAAATCCGTTTGCCGCCATCTCGTCTATCCAATACCCGGCAAGCGCACGGTCATATCCGATCTTGAATGCGTCTATCTTATACTCATCTCTCATTTGGCAAAACCATGCTGTGACGTCTGAATAATTGACGCGGTTTCCTTCGCAGATTGTCAGCAGTCCCCTTTTTTCCCACATCTTATATGGGGCTTCATTTGTGTTTTTTTCATCCAAAAGCTCTATTCTTTTCCGCGGGAGGAAATATTGCTGTATAACATAAACCGTGTTGTCCCCCGGCTTGCGTATGAGTAGCGTTGCCGCTGTCAGGTCCGTTGTAGCAGACAGATCGCACCCGCCTATTGCATAGGTGTTATACACATCGTTTATGTCAAAAACCGCCGGATTTTTAATATCATCAAACGACAGCCATGCGCTGCTCTCGTTTTCCCGGATATTAAAGTCTTTGCATAGCACTCCCGGCAAGTCCTCTGGACTGTCCTTTGCTCTTTTTACAAAATTTGCAAGTGTTTTTACTTTTTTAATTGGGCCAAGACCCGGATTTGCTTTGATCCACATTTTGGGATCAGTCCACTCTTCTCGTGCGTCCAGTTCATAGAGTATTGGCAAAAATGTATCGTCCTCTATTTTTCCGTCCGCCACATCGCACGCAAACTCATACATGCTATCGTATATGCATTCCCGTACCGTTCCAGCCGTTGTAATCATTACCACAAGCGGTTGCCTCCTCGCCGACGTACTCTGTTTCATTACCTCATACAGGTTTCTGTCCCTTATTGCATGTAACTCATCTATGATTACGGCGTGAGAGTTTAACCCGTCAAGCGTATTGGAGTCGGATGCGAGGGCTTCAAAAAATGATGACGTCGCTCTAAAGTAGATATCATTCCGCCGTTTTTTGAGTATTGCCCTGAGCTCTGGGCTCTGCTTCCTCATGTTGTCGGCTTCGGTTAATACTTTCTTCGCCTGATCCTTTTTGGTTGCCACAGAATAAATTTCCGCTGCGCCCTCTCCATCCGCTACCAACATATATAACGCAATTCCAGATAACAGTGTTGACTTTCCGTTTTTACGGCCACACAAAAACATAGTTTCCCGGTATCTCCGGTATCCTGTATCTTTTTCCAGGAATCCGAAAAGTGCCTGTATGTACGCCTTTTGAAACAGCTCCAACTTAATTGGGGCGCCGATTTCTCCTTGTGACTGCTTACAAAACGTCTCAATAAATTCAATCGGCCTCTCCCCGGCCTCTTCATCAAAATAGTACGGAGAGTCTTTTTTGGGCTGCATAATTTCTTTTGCAAGCCGGGAGTATACCTTCCTTACCCTCTTACTTGTTAATATTTTGCGGGTTCTTATCTGCTCGTAATATTCGAGGATGTAATTCATTTACTACTTGTTTTTTGGACGAGTAATAAAGCTCATGAGAGCCTCTCCCGCTCTGCTGGATTCTGTTTCCGGCAGCATGTCAACAAGCTGTTTATTGAGGGTTATATAGCTTTTCATCGTTGCGTTATATGACTTTAAAGCCGGGTTTTCTCGCCTAAATTTCTGTGATCCCTGCTCAAAATCCTCCAAAATATCCCCGTTATTTATCTCTTCCGCAAGCCTTTCCAGTGTGACTTGGAGCACGGCTAATTGATGGATTGACGGCTCTAAAAACTTTTGTTTTTCTGCTTCTACATCTTTAAAAAAAGCCTTTATTTTCCGCTCTGCCGAGGATATTTTTTTATTTATTTGGTTATTCAAATTACTCTCTTTTTCTTCTGCCATTTTCCAAGCCTCCTTTCCGCCTGCTTCTTGTTTACCCCCCCCTCCTATATGCGCCCGGTTAGTCATAAAAGGG